GCACGAGTACACGGTTCATAACCGTCTGGTAGATCGCCCAGGCACACGCGGCGGCGGTGATGATGTAGGGGATCATTCTGCCCACTCCCCATCTTCGGATGCGCCATCGGTAAAGCCCTCGCCCATGTCGGAGTCGGGCTTGCCCTCGCGCTCAATCTGGTGACGGCGCGCGGCATAGGCGGCGTTGACCTCTGCCCACAGTTCGGGCTTGTCCGCTTCAAGCTTGGCCATCGGTTTTGCGCCCTTGGCCATGACTTCTGCCAGCGCTTCGAGCGTTGCGGCGTTGTCAGCCTGGGCGCGGTGGTCGCTGGCCCATTGTTCGGCGGTTTGGCGCTGCTTGGGCAGGTCGCGCACCTCGGCAATGAGGGGCTTAATGACATGCGGGGCGCGCTTGCCCTTGGTCGCGGTCAGTTGCAGCAGCATGTCGCGCTCGATGTGGCTCATATGGCTGACACGGATTCCGCCGACTTCCATGCCTCCCCACTTGACCTTGGGGTCACGGTAGAGGGTGAGCGAGCGGCCAATGTAGACCTTCGCGTCCGGTCCCCATGCCGCGACAAGCACCCGGCTCATCGACTTGCACGGGCGCCATACGCGGTCCTCGCCGACCAGCTTGATTTGCACGGGCTGTTCAGTGCCAGGGCGGATATCTACGGCCTCGATGGTGAAGTTGCGCGGGCCTGCGATCAGATCGTCGGCGTTGATTTGGTCCGACTTCGGGGTAATGACGGCTGACATATCGTTCATGGCTTAGGCTCCTCAAAAACGAATGCTGATGTTGGGGATGTTGCCCGCTGCGATGGCGAGCACGATGGTGCGGGCGATGGCTTCATCCACCGGGCCAACCTCCATGATCGCTTCCTTCGCCGCGCCCATGATCTTGCCGCGATGCACGCGATCGGCTTCGCGTGCTGCCTGCTCAGCAGCGGCGCGTTCTTCGGCGCGCTTGCGATCAGCAGCTTCCTGCTCGATGCGCTGGCGCTCAGCAGCAGCGGCAGCCTCCGCCTCTTCTGCGCGGCGACGTTCCGCTGCCAGTGCCTCAGCATGGGCACACTCAGCGGCTTCACGCTCAGCGCGGGCCTTAGCTTCGGCTTCATCACGAGCGCGCTGTTCAGCGGCCTTTGCAGCAGCCTCTTCGCGCGCTTTCTGCTCTGCCTCAGCGCGGGCCTTAGCTTCGGCGGCTGCCTTAGCCGCCTCTTCCCTCTGGCGCTCAGCTTCCTCTGCCTCACGCTTAACGCGCTCTTGTTCTTCGCGCTCAGCGGCTTCGGCGAGCAGCCGTTCAAGTTCGGCGCGCTGCGCCTCTTCTTGGTCCATGCGTGCCGCTACAGTTCCGAGTGCGGAAAGGGCGGTTGCTTTCAGCGCCTCGCCCTGCGCGGCATAGCCTTGGAAAATGTCAGCCGGGAAAGAGGTTTCCTCGATCACCTTCATGCGGGCGCGCAGTTCGTCCGCCGTTTCGTCGAATTCGATCTTGGCCGCATCGCGCAACCAGTTGATTACCTGATCGATCTGTGCCTTGCGGGCTTTCTCGGCGTTTTCCCAGTCGGTGAGGGGTTTGCGCACTTCATCCTTGAGTTCGTCAAGCTGGGCGCGGATTTCGCGACGGGACTCGTCAACGGCATTGATCAGCGCGCGGGCATCTTCGTTGAACGCCTTGCCAGCCTCGTCGATAGCCGTCTTGGTGCGAGCCACCTTATAGGCCAGCGAGGCAATAGCCTTGCGTCCCTTCTCGGTCGTCAGGTCGGGCACATGCGCATCACATTCGGCCTTCATGCCCTCATAGAATTCGCTGAACTTGCGCTTGTCGGTTAGGACGACAACGGGGTTTGCTTCGACCAGCGCGACAATGTTGCTACCAGCCTTCGGGGCTTCGATTACATCATTCATGCGAACATCTCCCTCTCAATGCGCCGCTCAGTCGGGATCAGCCCAACCGAGGCGCTACGGTAAATCTCAAGGCATTCGGCCAGCTTGGCCTCGAAGGCTGCGGCGGCTTCGATGATCGCGCCTTGCACGGCATCGTCAGGCCAGACGCGAATTACAGCCATCGGCAGACCGCCAGAGTAGCTGATGAAGTCCAGCCACTCGCGCTCGGACACCAAAAGTCCGGTCTGGCATTGAAGCATATAGTCAGCCGGGATCGTGCCGCCTGTCAGGTTCTCGATGATCGTTTGAACCTGGTATTTCTGGCGGCGGCTCTTGATCTCGATAAGGCCATCTGCGCCCACCAGTCCGTCCGGTGAATAGCCAAGCGTGAAACCCCATCGGTCATTCGTCACAAAGCCGACCTGATCGACCTCGCCATAACGCTCAGCGTAGGCTTGGCGGGCGTAGAACTCATCCTCGACGCCTCTGAGCATATCATCCGACACATACATCGGCTCGACGTAGTTGGTGACGCGCTGGGCAAGCAGTTCGTAAAGGTGGGCGCGCGTCTTTTCATTGTTCGCGGCCTTGAGCGTCGGCGTGATGATGTGTTTCATTTCGGAGGCGGTCAGCAGGCCAAGTCGCATGGCCAGCCATTCGTCGCTGCCTTGCGTGACTTCGGGGTGATGAACGATACCCATAATCAGCACCCCTCATTCGCGGTGGCATCGCTGGCACACAGCCGGGCCTGATCTACGCGCATGGCGTGATCGAAGGCGGCAACAAGGGCGATGGCGAGCAAGGCCCAGCACAGCGAGCGGGCGCGGGAGGCCATTATGCGGCCTCCCGCCTGGCGGCGCTGATAGCCTTTCCGACCGCCTGCTTGAGTGCGGCGGCGAAGTCGTCCGCGTTGAAAGCGCGCAGTTCGCTTTCATAGAGCGAGGCGACAGTATCGCAGGCGAGGCAGTCATAGCCCTTAACCTGCTGGTTGAAGCCGCACACGCTGCATTCAGGATCGTGCGGGCCTTCGCAGGACTGGCACGGGCTTTCCGGATAGGGGTCGGCGATGGTGGCGCGGCGGCTCGCATGAACCCGGCCAACGCCGTCGCATTCGGAGCAGACCGTTACGTTGCTGTGATAGTTCCAAGGGTGCATTGCCATCTCCTGTCTGTGGAGATGGGTTTCACAGATTGTGACTATTCTGTCAAATGGAAAATGTCACATTATGTGATGCGCTTGCATTTTCTCGCATCTATGTCCAACATATCCGCGCACCGGGAGCGCTCGCCAATGTGGTATCTTCTAGCCTGCATAGCCACGCCGATGGCGACGAACTGCACAGCGCCTACCGCTATGCCCAGCGCGGAGGCCTGCGAATATGTCGCGGATAACTGGAGGGGAACGGCACTGTCCGCGAACACACGCGCAATTGCACGGACGCGGTGCATTGAAATAACGGAGCGGCAGCAAAGTGGGGGAAATTCTGGCGTTGTGCCAAGCGAGATACCCGCGCCTAAGTTCTAGCTGCCATTGCTCCGCAGCAGCGCGCGGGCGACATCGCTGATTTGCTTCTTTTCGCGGGCGCTCGCATTGCCCCATATTTCAAGAATATCATTGTCCAGGTCATTAGGATCGTGATCAAGCAACATGCCCGGCGTTGTGTCGAGCGCGGGGGCGAGCTTGCGGAGCCATTTGGCGGATAGGCCGCGCTCCCCTGTTTCCAGATACTGAATCATGTTCGCGCCACAAACGCATTGTGACAATTTCCGCTTGCGCTTGCGGTCACAATCTGTGACAAGTGCGGCATGGAACATCAACTCATCGACGAACTAGGTGGGGTTAAGGCGGTAGCGGAAGCGCTGGGCCTTAACTCCAACGTAGTGGCGAACTGGAAGCTGGAGGGTCGTTCGATCCCGTGGAAGCGGCGGCACGCCATAGCGCGCCTTGCTGCTGATCGCGGTGTTGCACTGCCCGGCGACTTTTGGGGCATCGCCGCGTGATCTACGCCATCGCGATCCCTGCAATCATCCTCTGGCTGGGCATGGCCGCGTTCTTCGCGTGGCTGCTGTGGTCCGCGCCAGAGGGACACCAGGACGACACGGGCTTCCACCTTGGACGGCCCGACCACCAGCCCGACACGGCGCTTGATACCCCTCGCGCCGACCTTTGCACCCCCGCCGTTGGAGAGAGCGGCGGGGGTGTTTTTTGCAACTCCTCTCATGGCGCTGTGACTAGCGCGGAAGGGCAACACGATCATGGCTGATAATTCGACGATTGTGCACCAGATGCATGATCGCCAGTTGAGGCTTGCGCGCATCCTTGATCGGAACGGCGTGACGCTCAAGGCTTTGTCCTTTGATAGCGGCATCCCCTATTCGACGTTGCGCAGCTACTTCCCCGGCGAACGCAACGCTGTCCCGCACACCATGCCGATCACGGCGCTGTGCATGTTGTTCGGCAAGCTGCCGGACGAATGGCTTTCGACCCTGATCGAACCGGAAGGCCGCGCCTTTGCCGCGCCTGCCGATCACGATCACGATGGCCTTGCCGCCGATGCCATTGACTACGCCGCCGATCATGCGCGCGCCCGTCATCCGAACAGCCCAGGCGGGATCGAGATCACGCCAGAGGAAGGCCATGCGCTTGATAGCAAGGCTGTGAAGCTGCGCGGGGTGGCGGCATGAGCGACCGTCACGAAAGCCGGGGCCGCTTGGGCATGGGCATCATTGGCAGCGAGCGCGCCGATAATGCATCGATCGAGGAAGGCACGAAGTCGCTGCTGCGCGCGCTATGGCGTTCGCATCCCGGCATTCTGCGCGCGCACCGCGCTGCCGGTCGGCAGGTGGTGACGCCGTGAACCTTGCCGAGCAAGAGCGCCGCGACCGGACGCTTTACAACCAGGTCTACCACTTGCCGCGCCAGCTTGAGCGCGCCCGTGCCCGCGTTCGCCAGCTTGAAGCCCAAGCGCGGCGCATGGGGCTGGCCTCGATCCTCGAACACGAAAGGGCCGAATGATGGCCAGTCTCAACAAGGTTATGCTCATCGGTCGGCTCGGTGCCGATCCTGAAATCAAGTCGTTCCAGAACGGGGGCAAGGTCGCGAATTTCCGCTTGGCCTGCTCCGAAAGCTGGAAGGACAAGGCGACCGGCGAGCGCAAGGAAAAGACCGAATGGGTTTCGGTCGCGGTGTTCAATGACGGCCTTGTCGGTGTGGTCGAACGCTTCCTGAAAAAGGGCAGCCAGTGCTTCGTCGAGGGTAAGCTCCAGACCAGAAAATGGACCGACCAGGCTGGCAATGACCGCTACACCACCGAGGTTGTGTTGCAGGGGTTCGGCGGGACGCTGGTTCTGCTTGATGGCAAGCAGGGCGGGGATGCACAGCACAAACCCGATGGCAGTCGCGGCGCACCGTCAACGGGCGGGAACTACGGCAGGACCGCCGACGACCTAGACGACGATATCCCGTTCGTCACCTGCGCGTCGGTGTGGTGATGTTCCCCCGCTTCTCCCGCAAGCCCGAACGTGTCGCCCGCACCCAGGACGCC